TCCGGTAGCGGTTTGGGTGGTTGCGACTGCTGGATCAAGAGCGGCAAAGGTCACGCCATCAGCGCTGTCTTTGAAGGTGTAGGTAAGAACCTTAGTGCTGGTGATGCCAGATGCGGCTGGAGCAGACACTTCCACTACAACCTCTTCGATGTCACCAGCGAAAACCTGTTCAAGGTCAAAGACTGCGGAGTTAGCGCCAGCTTGGGCGATTGCCACCGACGAGGTGTAGGCGGCATCTTGTTGATTGCGATTGAATTCAAAGGCCATTGTCGTATTATCTATTTAGGGGTTAGGATTAGCTCAATGCCTCGTTATCAGCGATCGAGTCGGTGATGATGATCGGGATACCGAACGATTCGGTTGGGACACCGGGGAGGATACCAGTAAAGGCTTCCTGCTTGGTGCTGGCGGTCATGGTGCGGCTCGTCTGAAGTTGGAACGCAGAACGGCGGCTCATGAGAAGATGCGTTGGGCGCTCACCAACTGGGAACTTGCTGAGAAGTTCAGCGATCTTGGCATCAGTCACACCCTTGCCGGAGTCGGCGGTGCAATCCTTCAAGCGGCCAATCGCGTACTTGTTGACGCACTGAAGACCAACCCAAGCGGTAAGGTCAGCGATGTAAGCGGCAAAGCGATTACCGGATGCGTCTGTTGCGTCACCTTCGCGGAATGGCGAGAGGTCAAAGCTAGTGCCGTTGCCGTAGACGTACTGAACGCCTTGAGCGCCGGCCTTGATAGCGTAAACCGAGGAACCAGTTCCAGAGGTCGTACCGCCAGCATCAACCACAAGTTCGTCACCGAAAGTGGTGATGAATTCTTGGAGGCCGATGAAGCCCTTTGCGCCTGCGCTGCGACCATAGATGGTTTGCGAGCCGACAGTCGAGAGAGCGGCACGCATGACGCCTGCGCCTTCGATTGCTTGGAGGGCTTCTGGGCCATCCTCATAACCGCGAGCAACAGCCTTATCGACCTCAATGCGAGCGGAGAGGATGAATGCTTCGACGAGACGCTCGGTGAAGTTGGATTTGGTTGCGGCAGTTCCTTCGTTAGCGGAACGGAATGCAACGGATGGGCGCGAGTTGCGAACCACGGTTTTGTACGAGGTTCCGCGAATCGTGCGAGCGGGGATGGTCACGACTTCAGGAGAAGCGGTAGCCACTTCCTCGATCAGACCGACAACAGGATCAGCACCATTCAATTTGGCGAGATCGAGTAGCGTAGTGTTATTAGGCATATATTTGTGTTATTTGGATTGTTGTGCTTTAAATGCTGCCTCGACGCGAGCAAGCCCGGTCAGTTCAACGGCAGGGGTTTCTTCGATGCGACCAGCAAGGATCGTAGCTCCGTTAATGGCTTCGTTGCCCGGGAGCGATGCGAGAACCTTGGCGGCTTTTTCATCAGCGAGAATTGCGGTTTTCCAGAACGATTTGGCATCCTCATCTTGAGGGGCGATGCGTCCGGCTTTGATTGCCTCATCGATTACGAGATCAGCGGAAGCCATGGCCTTGTCGCCCATTTGCTTCTTCATGTCTTCGTATTCCGATTTCAGCTTGGCGTATGCAGCTTCCATGTCAGCAAGTTTATCCTCGGCGGATTTCTTTTCGACATTGGCGGCTTCGACTTGTTCGGCCATAGATGCCGACTCACGGAGAGCGGCAAGATTTGCCTTTGCGGTTTCGAGTGCGGTATCGGGCGATTCGCTCGCCTCAACCAGACCCAATTCGATCAGTTGTTCGGTCATATCAATTTGTTCGTTGTGAGATGCGGCAATGCGCGGGATTTCCTCAAATGCTGGATCATTTACCAGAGAACCAATTTCGCCGCGCTTTGCGAGGCCGATCGGAACGCCATCTTTGGAGAGAAGGAAAGTAGGGGAAAAATATGAGTAATCGCGGCCTTCAACAGCCTTGCGTCCGGCTTCAGTCCATTCGACATCAAGCACAAGACCAACGCCATCCTCGTAACGGAATTCCTTGGGGATAAATGAAGCGGCCCCTTGCTTGTGGTCGAATCCGGCGAATGGACGCACATTGGATTCAAAGCGTTTGTTGAGGTCTTCAGCAAATGAAGCAGCAACTCGGGAATCCACTAGGACGTCAACTGATTTAGCCTTACCTCCGACAGTCGCATTGATCCGATGCTGCCCCTCGGGGAGATAGACAATCGATCCGGCCAAGTCTGATAGCTCAGACTGGATTGCAGCGGTTACGATCTCGGAACTGCGAAACATCGAGGGGAGATAATCATATAAAGCCATAAATGTCAACTATCGAATTGAGATATAAGGTAATCAAGCGCGCCATTCAAAAATGCATCGGTATATGATTGCTCAGGTGGCAGAGCATTCTTCCATGGCGAATGGGTTACTGATTTCTTGAGAGCATAGATTGCGCGGATTCCGTTGGGTGCATTCGGATCCGCTTCGGCCAACACACCTTTGACCCGGAACAAAGGACTAACCCGGTTTGAGTATTCCTTCGCGGTTTTTCCGTGAGCTTCAGGAACGATTGGTATCGTCAGCGATCGCTTGCGCTTTGCCCGAATCACGCCACCCGTAACCTTATGGGCGAAACCAATTGTCGAATTACTGAATGTGACCTTGTTATTATTCGGCTGCGATAAACTCCAACCTCGAGCAGTTCCCTCCCACCACCTTGTCATCTCACGCCCCGGGCCATGAGTCGGCAGGGACGGATTGACCCACTTTGTCCGCCCAGCCATGGCATAATACTTGCGAATCTCTTCGATAGCATCCTCACCACCCTGCAATACAGCGGCCCGGCGGACAGCGGGGGCAGCCAACTTCAATGCCGCTAACTTAGCCTCATCCAGACCAGTCGCCTCAATCGTGATGAATGAATTACCCGTCTTCAATGCCATCCTCTATTCCTTTCAGCATCGCCTTACCAATTTCATCCTCAAGCGCCGATGTCAGCGCCTGAGCATTAAGCATCCCATACATCTGCGGAATGCGCTCGATCACCTGTTCAACCTCCCGGACAAATGCGCCGATAGTCATGCGCTGCGACTTGTCCATCAGATCCGCTAGAACCTGATCAACCGGGGCAAGCCATTCACCCGCCACATCTCTCAATTGCTCATCGGTCATTGCCGGAATCTAGCTTATCAATAATCCGCTTTGCCCATGCGTATCCAGCATCGCCACCCCATCCATTCCATGCTTGCCATCCTTTGCCCTGCTCATCCCAAGTCGATCCTTTCTTATCGACCTCATGACGCTGGAAGTAGGAAACCATCCGGCGCACAGTATCCTCGGACAATTCCGCCCGGTTAGAAATGTCACGCGCTCGGGCGAGGCCGACAGATGTCATGCCACGCTCAGATTGCGGCTTTGCTCGACGAATTTCTAGGGCATTTATTGCGTTACGTGCCATCTCTTCAGTCGGACGCAAGTCAGCCGATGCGGCTGACTCAACCTCATCGATATCAGGCAGATCGGGAGCATCTTCCGGTTCCGGCTGGGGGATATCCTCAGCGTCCGGCTCCAGCTCCGGTAGCTCAGGCAGATCATCATCACCGAAAACCTCTTCACCTTCGATCGGCATCGGGATACCCAGTTCCTCATAAACCCAAGAACGAGGCATCTTAACCCCGATCTCGTTGTAAATCTTAACCCGCTCGGCAATTGCCTTCTCATCCTTTGGAACTGGAATCTCCAGTTCACAATACGGCATATCCTCGGAAGCCACCTTGCCGAAATTCATCCGCACGATTGCCGGGATCAATTGAGTTGTGATAATCGATGCCACCCATGAGGACACAGATTGCAGAACCTCAGACCGGATGCCGGAGTGGACATCACCCAATGCTCTGGATCCTGTCCCGGTGTTATCGGTCGTGAGCGTTTGACCTAGCAACAAAATGTCACAAGCCCGATCAGCCACATCCATCATGTGCGACTGCGGGAGGTTGTCACCACCAGTCACAGCGGAATGAATCTCAAAGTCAACACCCGGCCCGGTAGCGGCCCAACCGGATGATCCGATTGACTCCAGCATGTCCTCCGCCTTGTTCAGCGCATCCTCGGTTCCATCGGTCTTTGCTGTCCGCATCGGAATACCGAACAACTGCGAGAATTGCATCAGCCAACCAAGACCATAGACAGACGCCAACCAATACTTCGTCAGCGTCCGCAAGTTCGCCGCATGGATCGGATGTGTTCCACCTTGCGACCAAATACCGATCAAGAACCGATCAGGCGGGAAATCCACAAGCGATGCGTAATTGACGCCGCTTGGAGCAATCATGAGCCGATCAACATCATTCGATGCGGACGGATAGGCGAGATACTTAGCAGGAACCGGGGCATAGCACCTTGGGCTAATGATGCCATTCTCGGATTGCCAGACGATCTCCAGTACAGAAATCCCCTTAGCGTATGCATCGATGATAGCCTTTACCATGCCAGACAGATCCAACTCCCAATATCCCGGGCGGGGAGAGTATGACTCAAGCGCGCGCTCAACTGTCTCGTAAATCTTAACTGCTGCCGGGGTTGGTTCCTCGGCATCCTCCCGAATCGCTGGCTTGATCTCAAGTTCAAGCCTAGCCACAGACCCAGCAACCTCATTCAGCGCCTTACGCAGCCTTGGCCAAGTATCAAGCATCAAACGGAACAAACGATCTTGATCCTCTAGCTTGCCAGTGCGAACGCCGCGCAAGATCGTGCGAACCTGATCCGGAGTGACATTTGCCAGATCGTAATCATTGGTTCGGTATTGTGCAGGGATGGGCCAAACAACACCTTTGCGCTCGTCGATAGTCATGTGAGGTTTCCGATTAACATATTAAAACTCAAATTGCAAGCCATAGTTCACATAGCATTAAACCCTGATCGGCGCGGGGATGAGAAGTCAGACCTGCGAGATCGAACCGGATCTTCCCCGGTCATCATGCCCTGCATCGCTGGGCCGCAGACAATGCAGCCAAGCAATGCGTCTGCCCGGTCGGGAGATTTCAGCCCGGATGCTCGCATGGTATCCTTTGACTCAGCCCGGAGCTTTCCATTCTCGCTCCATTCGGTCTTTCTGCTTGTGATTTGCTTGAATGTAACAGGATCCAGATCACCAAGAATGATCCGCCCCCGGGCGATCTCCCGGCAACCGATATGCCAAACCTCGCCTATCAGATTGGCATATTCATTAGGTTCACGCGACCGCGCACCACCATGGAATCGGTTGATCCGCCAACCATGCTCGGTAAGCGCATCGATCATGACAGTCCCTAATCCGTCAGCATCGCCCCATATCTGCGATGCCTTTAGCTGCTCATCCTCGAATGCCCGGATGAACTGCCGCACACCCTGCATGGTATCCTTTTCCGCCCATGCCTTCACGATCTTGGCGGAGTTGCCCCGGCGAACAGCAAGAACGTTCTCATCCCGCCCGGCAGCAAAGTCACAGAATGCAACCACAGTCTCTCCATGCGGATCAGGTGGGTTATCGATCGCATCACGCAGAGCATCGCTGGACAGGATCAAGCGATCAACATCCTCGGCAAACTCGGCAAGGTGCATCGACCGGAAGATCGGATGCTTCTCTCCATAAACCTCCAGATCCCGCTGCCGCTTCTCCGGGTCGATGTGGGGGCATTCATCTGACCGGGCCTTGACCCGAAACCAATAATCGGCTTCCTCATGTTGTGACCTGTAGAACCACCCCATTGGCGCGCCCGGAGACGATGCTGCCAAGATCCGGTTTGCCGTGCATCGGTCAACTGCAGCTTTGATTCCGTCCGGAATCGTCTTTGCCTCGTCCAATACATACAAAACAGGGCTATCATCGGTGGCATGATATCCCTCCGCTCTCCCGGGATTATCAGTCGAGAATCCGGAAGCCCACCCTCCCTGCGGGGTGCGGATCTCCGCTTGATTCCAAGTCCATCCTTGGAAGAGCGGATGGCCCCTGTATTTCTCCATAGCGGGCCAAAGTTGAAGCAGCACCTGCCGCCATGATCCAGATGTGACCGGGATCCGCCCCTTAGGGAACATTGCCAACCACCACAGAATTGTCGGGGCAATTACGGCAGCGGTCTTGCCGGATCCATTCGCCGCCACAAGTGACGTGCGTTGGTGATCATTGATGCCTTTGAACGCACGGACTTGCCAGTCATACGGACGCAGCCCAAGGACACCGAATGCGAACGGGCCTAACTCGATCTCAGGCATCAATGGTTTCCCATTGCTTTTTGAATCGCTGGATTTCCTCATTATCCGCTACTGTTGTTATTGAGTTGTTCTGCACATTGACCTGAACCTCTGGGCCATCGAGGGTTGACCACCTTGCTCGGCATTTAAGCCAGAATATGCAAGCGGTCAGGGATTCCTTGGAATCGCTCATGGCAATATCATACAGGCGTTTGGCAATTTGACTGGTTGCTTTCGCCCTGCCCTTCTCCATATCGTCATCATAATACTTCTTCAGCGTCTTTTCATCGATGCCGATTTGAGCGGCGATCATTTTCTGCGGAACCCCGATACCGCACAGGGTAGAGATTAGGCGTCTATTTTCGTCTGTTGGTTCGTGGGGGTTCATGGGACGAAGTGCATGTGACAATGTGGACACTCGATCGGTTCCTTAACATCTTGGATCCTTTCGCCATCATCACTATCAGACTGGATAGGTTCAGCCGGATTCAACGCAGCCTCAATCTCCCCGGCATCAAACCCGATCAGATCGAGGTCGAAATCAGCCTCACGCAGATCGGCCAATTCAAGGCCCAGCATTTCTTCATCCCAGCCCCCTCCAACCTCCGCGAGACGGTTATCGGCAATGATATACGCCTTCTTCTGGGTTTCGGTCAAATGCCCCAGCCGGATGCAGGGAACCTCAGTCAGCCCTAACTTCCGCGCAGCCATGACCCGGCCATGACCGGCGATGATGCCATCCTCGGAATCGATCAGGACAGGATTGGTAAAACCGAATTCACGGATTGATGCCGCGATCTGCTGGATTTGAAAATCATCGTGCGTTCTTGAATTTTTTGCATAGGGGATTAGCTTCTCTAGTTTTATCGATTCTATTTTCATAGGTGGGAAGTGTTAGGGGCGGATGATATCGATAGTTTCCATGATCGATACATTA